CTTCAGATCAGTAACCGATAAAGAAATAGAACCGTCGTTGTCCTGAATCAACAGTTTATCATGACCCAGAGCAGCAGAAGCACGGCGAATCTTTTCCAAGGTTGCCTTGGTCAACTTCAACTCGATCACCGTGTTCGGCATATTAATTTCTTTACTCATGGTCGTCAGGTTATCTGCCGCCGAGTAGTAATACCGAACCTTGGACGTGCCGTTCGAATCGCTAACCGTCAAGTAATCGTCGTCGAAGACTAGGGTCGGCGAGTCGACCAAGTCAATCACGCCGAGAAACTCATCGAGGTCATAGATACCGAAGTCAACAGGAAACTCCTGCTCAAGAGTAGCACTCGCGATGATGTTCTTCGCTTCTGCGATGGTCTTGATAGTATTGCCTTTCGTAACCACAAGGTTGGGTTGTATCGAGGCAAAGTTCTTTAGCAGGGTGATAGTTTTATCAGTTAATTGCATTATGTTCTCCAATCTCAAGCAATATCAATATTCTACTGATGTAGAATCAGAAGTAAAGTCATTATCTGAATTTTCTTCAGATGCACCAGCAACGTCAGCGTCTATCTTTTCGTAGAGGGAGAAGAAAGCATCCTTGATCTCATCATCGAAACGGTTGATGCAGAGTTCGATAGCACGGTCGCGCTTGCCGAAGATGGCATAGGCGCGCACGATATGCACGAGACGCCGAGTTGAGATAATCTCATCCACGCCACCGTCATAGTAAGTCTTACGAATTATATCCGCCCAGTCAACGAGCTTCTGAGCGAACTCAAGATCGCTGTCAGCGGTTTTGCCCACCGAGGCGAATACCCTATCGAGTATCTTGCGCTCCACTGTAACGGTCGGATACGACTGCTCACAGGTGATAGGGAACCGCTCTAGGAATGCTTCGTTCATGATATTAGTACCGATGAACTGTCCGTTCTCCGAACCTTTACCTTTGGTGTTGGCGGTGGAGATTACGGTGAACCCAGGAGCGGGAGCGATGTACTCGCCAGTCTTTTTGATAAAGTAACCCGAACCCTCGAGGATAGACTGAAGGCACATTACCTTCGCTGGGTTAGCGAGGTCGATCTCATCACAGAGCAGGACAGCGCCACGCTCCATCGCTTTGATCACTGGTCCTTTGAAGAACTTGGTCTCGCCGTTCACCAAACGGAAACCACCGATGAGGTCGTCCTCGTCAGTCTCGATCGTGAAGTTCACGCGAATCACTTCGCGTTTCGTTTCGGCGCATGCCTGGAGCACCATCTGAGTTTTGCCGTTGCCGGATAGACCCGTGACGAACATAGGATAGAACATACGCGACTTGATCACGTCACGCACCATTTTGTAGTTACCGAACGGAACGAACAGGTCGTCCGACTGAGGAATCAGGTTATCGGTAAAACCATTGTCGCCAGTACTGGTCAATGTGGATGCCTCCGTTGGTTTGGGGATGGGCACAACATTGTTACCCGATGATGGGGGGAACTGATACTTGCCGCGCGATACGCGACCCATGGTTTTCAGAAGTGACTGGGTGGACTTAATGCCATTATCGATCGCCACTTGGCGTATCTCTGCTTTGGTGAGTACACGCGGTTCGTTGCCGTATACGTTGACCAGTGCTTCAAATAATTTATCGCTCATAATATATCTCCATAACTACTTTCTTCTCAATCAATACAACGCGTCATGCGTTATTCCGCTTCCCCTATACCCCTCCGTAGTAATGGTTGGTATCTACTAGGTGGTCTATTAAATCTACCCTAAAATCTTCTAAATCTTCTAGGGTATAATCTCGTAATGCCTTTTCCGTCCCCGCGTGATATTCGGGGTATTCGTAACCTGCTGCTATGGCGGCGGGTTTTAATGCTAAAATCTGTTGAATACGCTTTTCTTTAAGGTTTTTGATAACTTTTCTCCTCAACCACTCAACTAGAAATACTATTATGCCTCAATATAGGGTCAAAGTAAAGCATAATAATTCATAGCAAAATCAATGACTTAGGAGGGCACTGCCTCAAGCATACACTTTGTTTGCCGCCATTGCCAGTCGGCGATCCAATCATATAGGACTTCTTGGTATTGCTCGCCGTCATCCTTCCAGCATTCTTCTTCTTCGTCCCAGAGTTCAAGTAAGTCGGGGTGCTCAGTGGTAATCTCCTCGAACATTTCTTCGCTGTCGATTTCAATGCCGTCGAAGTGACCACCGGCATCATATATGTCAACGCCGATAAAGTTGGGCATCTCATCCTCATACGTGTGAGTCCCCGTCACCGAATCATCGACCTCGCCGATATACTCGACCAACCATTTACAAAAGGCAGAGGTCGGGGACCACGCTGAGTACATTGATATTCCGTCCTCATCCATATCCGTAGCATATGCCCACTTCGCTCCAACATTATCACACATCCAATTGATGTCAACACCATCGAGCGATTCGTTTGCAAAAAGCGCCAAGTGGTGCTCATATATGTGGTCGCTTCTTGACTTTATAAGGTCTATAACCTCCTTCAATCTTTTCTTGCCATCATCGCTGATTGACTCGAACCTCAAATAAGAATTTACATGATTCGCCATTATGCTACCCTCTTCATCAATTCTACAAGCATCAAACGCGATGACTTGTTACTAGTGTTAGTCTTTTTAAACGCAGTTCGTATTTGTGCTTTCGTGGCGTTCTCTTTTATATCTTCCATCTTGCTCGAGGCGATGCGCAACATTTTCATTGGCAGGAAGAACTGCTCGTCGGTGCCACGGTTATCCTGAACACTCACATATCCCTTCTCTTTATACTGCTTTGTTACTTTTTGTGCAGTTTCAAAATCCAGGAAAGGAACACGCTTGCTGTTGGATACTTCGCGCTCAACCGCTCGCGGACCATTTTCTACTATGCGGTAACCAACGTTAATGCTGCCTGTCGCCTCGCGATAGATCTCCATAAGGCAACTCGTCCAGTCGACCCTGCCGGAGAATTTCTGCACCGACGGACGGTAAAGTTTGTTCTCGTAACCAATGGTCAGATAGCAATCTTTATATCTTGGTAACCAGTCGATGTAGCGACCTCCCTCAATCGTCTCATCAGCATTCCATATGCCCATGGGGTGAGAAGCGCCGTCTGTGAGGAAGATGGTATTGAGTATATCGATTTGCTTTTGCTTGCGGAACTCGCGCGCAAGAGGTATGCCTAACGTTATAGCATGATCCAGAGGCGTGCCGCCCAACTGCAACATGTGAGGAACATGCCTTAAATGGAATTCTCTCCTGTCAAGAGTGGGGTGATCCCAGGGGTATGACTGACGAGACACATATGAACCGAGTAATATCTTACCCATCGTCGTAAATTCTAACCCGCTCATATTTTCATTAAAAAGTTCGATAAGACTCATGCTCCTGGGGTGCACACATATTGTCTTATCTTCTACCTTGGTCAAGGTTCTTCGGGACGTCGCATCTGACTCATAATTTTGCGGCACATATGTGCTAAAACCATACACGCGGAAGGGAACGCCGATCTTGCGCGTAAACTGTGCAAGTAACATCAGTTGGTCGACCGTCTCTTTCATACAGGTATTCATAGAACCAGACATGTCCAAATACATAATGAACCCGTGGTTCTTACCTTCTGGAACCACCGTGACCTTCTTGAATATGTCGTCGGTGATTTTGTAGTTGTTCATCAAGACCGTGTCGATAACGCCAGTCTTGGATACGCTAGCACGAGCATACTGCGCTGCTGACTTGCGCATCTCAAACTCCTTGACCATATGATTAACGAGTTTGTTATTCTGAACGTACCACGCATCATATAATGCCTCACCAACACGCATTAGCGAATTAGTTGGAGCATAGGGATGATCTAATTTGGATTCCACCTCTTTCAAAACCGTCTTGTAACTGATAACATATTCGTTCCAGTTTTTCTTGAGGTCTTGGAGTTTGTAATTATAGACATTGCCGGCAATGTCCTCATTATAGATATGGTCGATTGCCTTACGAACTTCTTCGTCAGTTTCTGACGCGATTGAGTGCTCTAGTCCGCCTTCTTTACCTGCCCCTTCCTCGCCGTCATTTTCATCGCCAAAGAGGTCTTCGTACGCATCATTGATGCCATCGTCATCCCCTTCGTCATATTCATCGTCATATTCATCGCCGGAACCTTCTTCTTCGTCCTCTTGGTCGTTCTCGCCTTCTTCGGGCATGGCGGTCATCATCTCCTGGAGTTGCTGCTGCTCTTCTTCTGCCTTTTCCTTACAGAAAGCGAAGAGGTCCTCGGTCACGCGCTGAACGTCTTCCCAAGTTTCGGCGGCAGATATTCTATCCAACCAAACGCGCTCCTCAGCAGTAAAACGAACGCCGATGGTTTCGCCGCACTTGAAGAATACGTTGATGCGGTCAATAAGGTTCATCTTATTGATCTCGCTTGCGTCCTTACCAAAGAACCCGTCCTTTAGAAGTTTGCGGTATGACTTAATAAAACTGCGGCGAAGGCCAGGATACTTTTTCTGTATCAAACGCTCGATACGCGCATCCTCAACAACGTTGAGGAATGACTTGTATGCCCGACCTTTGCCGCAAACTGCTTCATGCCAACCTTCAAGGGGAGTGTATAGTGCATGACCCACCTCGTGACCGATCAGGTGATCGCTAACATAATCCTCGACGTCCGCCCAGAGGGGAAGTCTAAGGACACGGTTTTTGACATCGAAGGAAGCAGTAGATACCTTTTCCTGCACGACAGTGATGTTCTCTGCCGCGAGTAATTTTGCTACGATTGATTTGTTGTGAATATCCATAAAGACTCCTATATTTGAGTCATATTATGACTACTATACGGTCAAAAGTAAAGCAGTAAAATCCCTAACAAAATCAGGGACTTAGCGAGGAGGAGGTTTGCTCATTCAGGAAAGCAACGATTTTGTCGGTATCTGAAGGGTTCTCATGAGCAAACTCGACGACGTTCCCCTTCTCGACACCGAAAAGGGTATCCTGATCACCGAAGGATTCGATGACGTTCTTACACTTAGTTGTTGTGGTTTGGATGAACTTCTCGGATTGTTCAGAACCGCGAAGGTCATATCGACGTTCTCTTTCTCCAGCAGAAACTGTAAGGTGCACGATTATTAGTTCACCATTTTTCTTTGCTGTTTCAAATACTGCCCTAGAGTTGAGACGATCTCCCTCGCCGACGATTATCTCGTCGGGGGATGTGTTTAACCACTCAATAACTTTTGGCGCGACTGCCATACTCAGTTTATCCGTGCCAGAAAAAGTTTCGTTTTCTTCATATTTTCCTAAGACGCGAACATTGTCCGAGACGTGAGTATCGAGAAGATCGACAACTCGTTCTTGCCTCCATTCTCGAGACTCCATGAATCTCTTCATAATGGTGGTCTTCCCTGTCCCAGGGATTCCAATCAGATAGATATATTTCATAATTCTATTCTACCTCATTCAAAGCAAACATTCAAGATTTTCTTCGTGATTCATTTCAGGCAGGTCAACGAGAAACTTAACGACCGAACCCATTGTTCCTGAGCAAGCAACTCCGCGAATGACTGGATCCATCAAGTCAAAGTGCGAGTCGTGAAGACTATCGCCGGACAAACGGCACATCGAGAAATAAGACCCTGCTTTCTGCATTCCCATAATAACAAATCCAACGCTTCTATAAAACGCTAACGAACCTTCGTCGGCAATCATTGAGATCCTCATATACTTTGCTTGGGACTTAGCAACTTCAAATGCTTTCTGAACAAGAACGTTTGCGACACCCTTTCTTCTATGATCATACCAAGTGTGAAGAAGTTGAAGATTAGCAATGTTTCCTGCCTTTCTTTTGGCAACGGTAACCATGACCGCGCCCATCATTGTTAAATCGTCTTGGTCAAAAACACACCAGACTCTGTCCCATGCATCCATTTTATCTGTTTTGCTGAGAAACCTGCCGCAGAACTTATCCTTTTTCTTATTCTCTTTGGTCACCAACTTAGCATATTCATCTCTGTTTTTTAGTTTTCGAACAATCAAAGAAATGCCTCAAGTGTTGATATGTCGGTTTCTTCTTTTATCTTTTCTTTATACCATTCGACTGACATTTGTCTCCACCTATCAGAAAATGACGATTTGAAAACAGGGTCAAAGTGTTCTAGAACAGGAACCTCGCCAGTCAAACGATACCACTTTTGTTTCACCTTCACAAGTCCTGGATCTTTTGGGTTGTCCTCAACTCTGATATTTTCTGGAAGCATTTCTTTCCTCGCCTCCCAGAAAATATCAAATTTTATATCGGAACCGTCTATCTTGCTCCAGTCTCTTGTTTCTGCCTTTCTTATTCTATCATGGAACATATCGTTGTAAACATTGGGGTATCTTCTGTTGACACGATGCCATGACTTATAGCAGCACAACGTTGATTCGAGAGTGAAATAATTGACGTCATGAAAGAACTCCTCTCCTCTAAACCTTTCCTTTGCCTCTTTTAGTAAGAGTTCGCCCTCAACAAACAACCAATCCATTATTTCCTTAGTGTGTCCGTTTGAAACTTCAGGGTGCATATTTACGTTGTTCTTATGAACATCAAACTCATCCCTTCCAAGCACATAACACAATCCTGCGCGATGACTAGCAGAACCAGACTTATCATATATGAATAAACTGTCACAGTCGATGCTCAAACCCATGATCTTAAGATATTCAAGATATGAAAAGGTTGACAAACGACCGTACATAAAAAAGTTGTTGAACACATAGTCCCACACATTTTGAAAATTGCGATAAGGGTCGTCGGTGTTCGCTAGCGATTCGAAAAATTCTTTTTGAGATCTGCCGCCAAGATGCTTTTTATAATCTTCAAACATCTCAACAAAGTGACCCTTTTGATACCTTCTATCAATGTCGTAATCTAGGTTCTTCCAGTATTTGCGGTGCCACAATTCCATCTCATCAACAGTAGTCGAGTGGGGGTCTGGAAAATGATTGAAGATGACCCAAGAAGTTAATGGGTTTTGAGTGGCGCCATTGATAAACGCAAACCAAAGTTTTTCTTCAAAACTCCAGTCAAACTTCTTTGACAGAAATGGCATGACATAATAAACGGCACCAGGATGTGCTCTATACTTCAAGTGGAAATGATAAAAACGGAAAAACACCTCGCGGCGGACAAGAGGATTCCTAAAGTCGATCCCCTCTTCAAGGACGCTTATTTCTTTTTGTTCATGTATTTCCGAGTGCCTTCCCAGAATCATTAGAAAAATGCCTCTAGCGTGCCTTCTTCTTCAGATGCTTTGGGGTGGTATTCGGTTAACATATTTTTCCCGCCATTGGTTTCTAACCAATCATACCACTCGCGTTCATCCCACATGCCAGGACTCACACCATTCCATGACTGCCGCCATAACGGATGATCTTTATTCAACCGTCGTTCGTCGACATAAGTCCTGCGCATCTTTTCATACTCCCAACTACCCAGATGCTGCATATCTTCGCGGAAGTAAAACACCAACGACATACGCAGTAGATCTTCCTTACCACTATCGGGTGCTTCGATAGGAGTATTACCATGTATCACTCGCATGTTGTCGATTAATAACAAGTCGCCTGGCCGCACGTTGATGGCTGCACGTACTTCGGGCGCGACTAGATAACCACCTTTCCAGTGTTTCTGCCCGTCACTAATTACAGTTAGATTCGAGAACCCGTCATTGAGCGAACCAGCATCGCGGTGGCATGCCATCCGAGCATTACGTTCATGGGTTGTCGTATTGACTGTAATGGTAGTGAAGGTGGTATCCTCCCCAATTAAAAACCTTTTATCAAGAGCATCGGCATATTTCTTCTGTGCCGCATGACGCCCAGGAATCAGTTCGGCGAAAGTCTTCTCGAGTTTACGCGCAAACGGATAACACTTTTCAAAGTCCTGCGGATTATGCTCTGTATATGCTGTTGGCCGACCATAAGGTATACGCGGATAACGTCCATAGAAACCTGCGATACCCGACCAGATGGCAGTGGCGTATGAAGTATCAGAGATATACTTCGCCTTGACTTTCTTTGCCTCTGCCTGTGCCATAGTTATGGGCATGCCGGCAAGTTTCTTTTCCAGCGCAGGGAAGAAGTTCTCGTAACTCTCATATTCCTTTTCGATAGAACTGCGCAACCAAACTTCTCCACGAATGACGTTCTCGCCCCTCGCTTCTTTCTTTGCTATTTTACTCTTGATAACGTCAATAGGATCTTCGCCTGTAATGCTCTGCGGTTGACCTTTTATGTACCATTCCAAAACTTCAGTCTGATAGTTTGTTACCCAGTCGCGATCTTTGTTTCGTTCCTCGCGCGGACCAGCTGCTAGTCCACGGTTGTTCGATTCACTCGCTGCACTCCAAAGACCTTCGAGCGCACCTTTCTGCTCTTCTGGGGTGAAGACATTCTTACGAAACTTGAACGCGAGTCTATCTTCTGTGAGTTTGCCTTCGTCCAATGATTCGCTAGGCAAATAAAAGTCAGCATCAGAATCGACTAGAATGTCATAAGATCCCTCGTCGACATACTGCCCGAGTACCGTATCGTCATCAATCTTGAACTGAGCAACATAGACGTCCTGCCCCTCGTCGCCTTTGAATTTTTTCCAGCAGTAATCGCCGATAGTTACCGTATCCATTTGCACCTTCCTATAAACACAACACTATTGTACCTGAATAAAAATCAATTCTCAAGCATTTTCCAAGATTCGTTATAGAAGCAGAAATATAGTTCGCCGTTGTCTGCCTTGTAGGTGAACTGCGTGGATAGCATCTGGTGAACCGTTCCCGTTCTAATATCGCCCGTTGACTGAACCGTGTGTCTAATCAAATCGCCGACCTTCAACTTTTTCTTCTTGCTCATATTATACCTTCATCTTTGAGAAATTTTTGTGCTTAACAAATTCGATTTTGCTATCAAACTTGCCCTCGAGCAAGTCACCCTTATGGGATATTACAAATATATTCGTATCATCACCGAGTGTATGTAATATCTTCATTAGGTTTTCAATACCATCATGGTCGAGGGATGAGTCAAAGGTTTCATCCAACACTAGGAGGTTGGTAGAAACGCTGTTCTTCATTTTAGCAATCTGCCGCCACGTGAACAACAAGGCGAGGTCGATCCGCTGCTTTTCGCCTTCACTAAATGAATCATAACTAAAGGAATCACGGTATCGTGACCGAATCGACTCGTCAAAGTTTTCATCTAAATTAAAATGCACAAAGAAGTCAAGTACCTGTAGATAGGTGTTGACCAATTTATTGATAACTGGTAAATACTGCTTAATAATCTTAGTCTTAAACCCTGTATCTTTGAGCAACTCAAGCACAACCGTATTATATTGCTGCTGCTCATTAAGTTGCAGTTTGGTTTCTTGCAGTTTTCTACTTTCTTCCAATAGCGCATCGTGATCTTGCTTTGCTTTGGTCAGGTCTGACTTATCATTGGTCAGGTTGTTTATATCTTCTTGCGCTATGCTGATCTCGGCATCGCAGTTGCGTATCAGATTCTGTTTGGTTTGTATTTCTGATTGCCATTCAGTATTTTGCCGCAGTCTTTCCTCGGCACGTGTTAGTTTGTCGGTTGCTTCGCTTTTTCTCGAAGCGATTTCAGCAATACGTGATTGAAACTCGGTTGCCTTGACTCTTGCTTGTCCGACCTTGCTTTGCTTGAGATCTTCGTCGATGTCCTGCTCGCAGGTCGGACACGATTGGTTGTTCTCATAAAACTTTGTTTCCTTTACCAGTGCTTTTATTTTAGTCGTGATTTCTGTTTCGGCATCGCGCAATCCAGTCACTTCCAATCGCGCGGCATTTAACTCCTCGTCCAACCCTGCGTTATTCGCTGCTATCTTATCATTCAGCGCTGTTACAGCAGCAACGTGCGTGTCCTTTTCCGTTCGGTATCTCTGTATAAGATCCTCTTTCTCTTGCTTGACGTCATCGTTGATCCTAGATATCTCGCGTATGTATTTTCTCTGCCCCTCTTCTTTGGTTGAGATCAAGTCGATCTTGTGCAGGTTATCATTGACCCTATCCTTCAGCGCAGCGTTCTTCTCGCGCTGCAGCTGATTCATCTTGCTGAATACGTTGATGTCCAGTAGGTCTTCGATTACCTCCCTGCGGTTGTTCGCAGATAATTGCATAAAAGGTATAAACGATGAAGACCCTAGCACCACTACCTGATGAAAGGTTTTATGGTTCAACTTCAGTATATTCTGCTCTAGAATTTTCTGATATTCTTTGCTGTGCGAGTTCTGATTTAGAAGTGTGCCGTTCTTCCATATCTCAAACCGCGAGCGTTTAATCGAGCGAACTACCTTGAACTGATTTTTATTTATCTCAAACTCAACCTCGACGACACACCCTTTTTTATTGACAGAGTTGACCAACTGCGGTTTATTAATATTGCGGTGCGGTTTACCAAACAGGGCAAACGATATAGCGTCAAGCATCGTAGACTTGCCGGAACCGTTTTGTCCAACGATGAGCGTAGTCTTCGTTGCGTTTAAATCAATCTCTGTGAATTTATCTCCGGTCGAAAGAAAGTTCTTATACCGGACTCTGTTAAACCTGATCATTCAACATCCTTTTATGGAAGTGTAACCGTATATACATTTTTCTGGCAATCGCTATACAGGTGATAACTGTAGTGATCAGTATCGTTGCCTGAAGTGCCGTCATCTCTGTCGCAAAGGCAAGGGATAGTAATGCCCAGTTTATGGGTATGTTTATAAGTGCGCCAGCAGCAGTGTCGACGCACGCTTCTTTAAGCGCACGCCATTTATCGTGGGTGGTTATCATGCTATTTCTTGAGTCTGTGCCTCTATCATAAGTTCGTGCACCTGAGTTTGTATTCGGTTCTTGTCCAGTGATGTCTCGACCGACTCGATGTACGTTCTTAAAAGCGACTCTGTGTCCTCTGCTGATATGTTCTCATCTTCTACGTTCTCGCCGATAAACTCGGAGAAGTTCTCGGCGATCTTCAACTCATGAATACTTCTACTTTGTATTCTATCTAAAAATCGATCAAAAGTAAAGCTGTTTGTCTTGTTTACGACAACAACCTTGACAAACTTCCTGTCGAGATGGTCTAGGTTCATCTCCAAATACTGATCTTCGTTTTGTGAGTCGTCATAGGTGATCTTTTCAAATAGCGTAACCGGATTACGCACGGGAGTTAGTTCACGTGCTTCGGTGTCAAGGACGTGAAAGTATTTCGGATCATGCGCGTCAGACCAGAAAAACTCCATCTGTGAACCAAGGTAATGAATATTCCCCTGCTGAGACTTAGTATGAAAGTGACCAGAGACTGCTAACTCAAACCGCTCAAGTATGTCAGTCTTCATGCCATGCGTACAGGGTATGCCGCGCAACATATCGAACCCTTCAAGTTCAAAGTGACCGCCGATCACATCAGCACCACAGTTCTCTAGAAACTCATAGGTTTCTTTTTCTACATCTGGAGCAATCCAAGGGACCAAAGCAACTTTCAAACTTCCGTATTCCATCACTTTCGGTTTCATGACGATATTGACTTCATTCATGTAATGCCCGAGCAGTTCTTTCAGGGAGTTTAGTTCGTTGGTGTTTTTGTAGTAAGTATCGTGGTTTCCTGGAATGATATCCATGGTGATACCGTAGTCGCGCAGTTTCTCTAAGAATACTTTACGATTGCTGTTAAGTGCTTTGAAGTTTATGTATCGGCGGTGCTCATAGTAATCCCCAAGGTGAATGATGTTTTTAATATCATTTTCTAAAAGATACGGAAAGAACACGTCGCGGTAAAACTCCTCCTGATAATCTATGAAGATATCCGAAGAGTTCCTTATGCCACAATGAGTATCATTGAGGATTGCTATTTTCATACTTCTAATTCGTCCATGTCAAAGAATACTGATAGGTCAGAGTCTTGTGTCTTGCGCGCTCGCGTACGATGCGTTTTTTTGTAATCTTCGAATTTCGAATCCTTTTCCTTTATCTCGTCGATTCTCTGCCGCAAACTATCGATGAAACTTTGAATCGCACGTGCTGACTCAGGGTCTTCTTCGTTGTTAATCATAAACTCTTCATAGCCTGACTCCGCGAGGTATTTGAGTTTGAGATCCTGTTGCTTTTTTTCTTTGGCGATTCTTCGAAGGAAAGCATACCAAGATATTTGCGTGAAGTAGGCGAATGCGTTTGGTTTGCCTGTTCGAGTTGCCGCGTCTATATCATAGTTGCGAATAGCACGGAGGCAGTTCTCTACTGCGTCCATCGCCATTTCCTCTCGATAGGTGTACCCTGAAAAGTTTGATTTGAATGATAGTCCTTCTGCTATTCTAAGAAAGCACTGAGCGATGTAGTCGTCAACTACGGGGTTGTCCTCTCCTCTTTTTCTGCATTCGTTTGCTTTCTTTACGTAGTCTAAAACCGCCTGAGAAAATTTTGCGTTGTCGACGTAGTGTGCGTTTGCTGGTTTATTCATTGTTTGTCCCCAAGAAATTCAAAACACTATTGTACTAAATTTTAATTGGGAAAGAAAGGTTTACTTTCTATTTTTTATCATTATAATAGAAGCTGTTCCTGCCGCAGGGGTCAATGTACAGTGTCGTCATCGTCTCCTCGGAATAACCTGAATACATTACTGCTGGTCTTTTTCGCTGTCTTTTTAGGTTCAGATTTTTCCTGCTCTTTGTAGTCTCTATAAGACTCAAGCATTTCCTCGTTGAATTTTTTAATGGAAGCGAGTGCTACCGCGTATTCGCCCAAAAGCATCTCTGACGGATAACAGGTTCCTACAATGTTAGATTCACTCATAGATATGTTGCCGTCACTATGTATGCTATATGCCATCCATGGTTTCAGACCATAGTGGTAGTAGTTGTATGGATCGCCGTTTTCTTCATTCAGGGTTTCGAAAATGTTGGTGGTGATCTTAAGAACGTTCTTCACAATCACGTCATGCTCATCCCAGACTTCAACCTCAGCAATTATTTCTTCGCCGTTGGTAAGTTTCATTTGCTGAAAAAATGGTCCCGCCGACCCTTCGCTCATAACTCCACCTCGTGTAAGTCGAATTTAAACTGCTCGTTCGCATATATTTTTGCACGTTCTTCTGAATGCTTCAGCGCAAAGTTCTTAGTTCCCTTCCAGTGCAAGTCGTCAATAATATCATAAAGCACCGTTGTCCTCCCATCATCACTTTTTCTCAACCCGCGTCCGATAGACTGCAGCACTTTTATCTGACTCTTGTACGGTGAAGCGAATATAATATTGTGCAGGTTTCTTATATTTATGCCTGTTGAAAATGTACCGTAGGACGCTACGATGATAGCATTCTTTTTGCTTTCTACGATGCCGCGTATAGACTCGCGATCGGAAGTATCAGTGCCACCGTGCACATAGTAGACGTTCTCACCCTTTTCGCGTATCATAGTAAATAACTTTTCGCCGTGCTTCTCGACGAACTGAAATAGCACCAGCGTGTTACCCGTGCGCGTGAGCGCGAGGTTGCGTATAAACTTATTGCGTTCTTCATGCCGCACGATAAAGTCTATCTCATCCTGATACTTTCGTTTGGCGTTATCCCTACATTCTCCGGCAGAGTATTTTAGTACAAGCAAATCAATCTGCAGGTCTGCTAATGCATCCTTTTCCTGTAACTGCTTCGTTGTGATAACTTTCTTTACAGGTCCGAATAACCCCTCAAGCACAAGCTTGTGTGTTTGCGTTCCGTCAAGGGTTCCGGTTGTACCAAAGCGATACTCTGCTTCAGTTGCTTTGTTCATGATACTGGAAAGCGACTTCGCCTTGAATCCATGACACTCGTCACCTATGATACAACCAAACTGTTTGAACCACTCAGGTCTAAGTTTGTGTATGCTCTGCCAAGTCGATATGATAACAGGTTTGTTCGTTACCTTATCCTTACCCGAGTAAATGATGTGGCAGTTATCTTCACTCGCATAACCATAGTCCTTGAAATCATTATACATCTGTTCGACCAGACCCGTTGTCGGAACAATAATTAACAATTTTTTATTATAATACTCGAGATACCAACGGAGGATAGCATATATAATTAGGGACTTACCGGATCCTGTTGGCGAAACAAGCACCGCACGCTTATTCTCGATGCCATGGCAGAATGCTTCATACTGATAGTCGCGCATCTCAAAGGGAAGGTTTAATGAGTCGATAAACTTGACGACCTGCTGATGATTTACCTTGTTCTTAACGAAGGGCGTGCCGTAGTCAGTTTCCTCTAACTCGATGCCATAGTTTCTATCAGCGGCAAAATACTTTATCTTATGATAGAGACCTGCGTTTATCTCACCGTTCATACCATTGTACATACGTATCTTACCGTCCCAGATACGGTTTCTGTATGCTGGCATGAACTTATAACCAGGAACATAGAATGAGAAAAATTCACTGAGTTCGTGACGCACCGATGGTTCGCAGTCGATGGTCAGCATGGAATGATTCTTAAGTTTTATTTTTAGTGTATCCAACTAAACCTTTTCCCATACGTTATCAGCAGTGAAGATAAATGCGCC